CAAGGAGCGGTTCAGCCGCGAGCTCGACTCGATGGCCGCTGACGGATTCGCCGTCGACTGCTGCCGCGACGAGATGATCGAGGAGCTCGTCTCCTCGTCGAACCCGCAGCGCAAGATCGCGTTCTGGCGCGAGAACTTCCGCCGCGATCCTGTCGGCGTCCGCGTTGCAGCGACCCCTCGCTCCGGCGCCAAGCCCGATGCTTCGTCGTCCCTTGACCGTGACACCGTCGCCAAGATCGTGGCCGAGGCCGCTGGCGATCCCGAGAAGTTCAAGACCCTCATGGCCCGCGCGAAGAGCGGCGCCTGATCCCAAGGAAGGCAACACCACATGAGCTCTTTCTCAGACACCCCGTCGCTCGTCGCGAGCGGCAACACGACCGCCTACCGTTTCGTCCGTGTCAGCGGTCGCAATCTGGGCGTCACCTGTGACGCCATCACGCAGATCGCTGTTGGCGTGGCCGATGGCTCCAGCAAGTCGTTCCCCGCCGCTGGCGTGACCAACGTCCACGCCGCAGCCGGCGATCCGATCAACCTTCAAGGCGGCAATGTCGTCCTGGTCGAGGCAGCTGCCGCGATCACCGCTGGCGCGCGAGTCGCACCGAGCACTGATGGCCGCGCGCAGGTCGCTGTCGCCACGCAGTTCCCCTACGGCATTGCTCTCGAGCCCGCTGCCGGCGCTGGCGAGATCATCCGAGTCTTCAAGAACTCGATGACCGTCGTTGCCTGATCCGTCCGCACACCAACCAACGAGGTAAACACACATGGCAGATGCAAACATCGGTGGCGGACTGAACACGTTCGTTCCCACCTTCTCCGAGGCGACCGGCCTCATCCAGACCGAGTTCACGCGGAACGTCAAGTCGTTCGCGCTGAACCGCTACACCAAGCTCGTTCCCGTCTCGACCGTCAGCGGCTACTACCTCAAGATCAACTCGGACGAGGCCGTCCGCGTGGTCGATGAGAACGATTTCCGCTGGGCGTACGGCGAGGATCGCCCGACCGGCATCAACAACGACTTCGAGTTCTCGCAGTTTGCCACCAAGCGGTTCGAGCGCGGCTTCCACATCCCCTACGAGACCGCCAAGGTCGCCGCATGGGACATCGTGGCCCAGCACGCCCGTAGCCGTGCGACCCAGCTGATGACCCTCCGCACGCAGCGGGCGCTCGGCGTCCTGACCACCGCCACCAACTGGACCTCCGGAACGAACTATTTCGCCAACGCAACCGCGCTTGGATCCAATCCGGCCTACACCACCGGCAACATCCAGAAGCTCTTCCAGATCGCGATCGAGAAGATCATGGTCAACACCGGCGGAGCGGTCCAGCCGAGCGACATCATCTGCGTCATGGGTCCGCAGACGGCTCACAAGCTGTCGCAGTCCGGAGAGCTCAAGGAACTGATCAAGTACACGCAGGGCGTGCAGCTCATGCAGGGCCAGGGCAACTACAGCCGCTACGGCCTCGCTCCCGGCCTGTTCGGAATCGGTGACATCGTCATCGAGGACGCCGTCAAGGTCAGCAACCAGAAGGGTGCGGCCCGCTCGGCTTCGTACATCCTCGGCCTGGACAAGGTTCTGTTCCTGTCCCGTCCGCAGGGTCTCGTCGGAGTCGAGGGTGGCGCGAACTTCGCGACCATCACGAACTTCGTCTACGAGGACATGACCGTCGAGACCTTCGACGATCCGCGCAACCGTCGCACGGTCGGCAGCATCGTGGACAACAGCGTCCCCGAGCTGACCGCTCCGCTCGCCGGCCTCTACGTCGCCGACATCGCCGCCTGACGCAAGGTCTCTTCTCTCTTCTGTGGGGGGGTGGCAGCACGACGCTGCCACCCCCCTTTTGGGAGCAACGATGCCAGTACCCTACGCAACGGTGCAGCAGTTCGTCCTCGCTGTCGACGAGCGGCTCCTCGAGGAGCTGGGCATCGACGCGGAGGCCGATGGAGTCGTCGACTCCAACAACGCCATCATCATGGCGGCGCTGACCCGCGCATCGCACGAGGTCCAGACCTTCGCTCTTCGCGGAGGCGTCTACACGACGGCGGACCTCGACCAGCTCCAGGCGGACACCAACTGGATGCTCGTCGGAGTGGTCTGCGACCTAGCCCTCGGCATCCTGCTCGCCCGCCGCGGCGGTCCGTTCGGGGAGGCCGTCAGGGACCGCATGGACAAGGCAAACGCCCTCCTGCTCGACCTGCGCGACGGATCGCGCGTGTTCCCGATCGAGCAGAACATCGACGCGGCCAAGCCGTCGCTCTCCGTCATCACCCAGGTTCAGCGGGGCAATCTCGGAATGGTCGCCGACACCGAGTTCTTTCCCCGCAGGAAGTACACCGCATCGTGAGCGCGTTCAACCGACAGGCTCTCGAGGAACTCATCGTCCGCCGCATCGCGGACGGGTTCGTCGACGCCCTGAAGGAGAACCTCGAGACCTCGCGCGACTCCGATGGCAACGAGTTCGCCCCCATGCAGGCATGGGGCAAGATCTTCAGGGACGAGAGCGGACGGCGCGTAGAAGGCGACCGCACGAACGCAGACAGGCCGCTCCTCGACACCGGTCGCCTGCGCGACTCCATCCAGCTCGGCTACATCACCAGCCCGATCGCATACCGAACGAGCACGGGTGCGCAGGGATCCGAGTACAAGGTGACCATCCTCGCGGCTGACTACGGCCTGCCATTCACGCGGGAGACGACCTTCAGGGACGTGTACCTCGCGAAGCACAGGGAGTCCCGCCGATCCCGCAACTTCGCCGACCTTGAGCCGGTGCTCGAGGTCGTGCGCAGGAGCAGCATCACCGTTCCCGCCCGAAAGTGGAACGCGGTGACGCAAGAAACACTCAACAGAATTGCTTACAGGGCGGTGCGCGGCATCGCAGGAGCTTGACATGGCGTCACAAGACTTTCATGTGAACGGACCGACGAAGATCAGGATCGGCTTTGGCAAGGCCGCGACGACGATGGCCGAGCTCGGCTACACCGACAACGAGGATCTCGTCCGCATCCAGGTCCGCGATCACGTCCGCACGTTCACCCGCAACGACACCGGCGACATGATCGCCGAGGCCGTGATGAGCGGATCGACGGCCACGGTCGACATGACATTCGTCTCGTGGGACGACACGCAGTTCTGGACGATGCTCAAGAAGCATCGTCAGGGGAGTGTGACCACTCCAGCTGTCGCCGACGAAGGCAAGTTCGCGACCGTCGGCGGCGTCGTCGTCGATGGCGACGAACGTGTCCTCACGCTCGAGATCGTCCCTACCCGCGCAGGAGAGACCTCGTACAAGTTCCCGTCCGTGATGATCACGGCTGGACCCGAGTACGTCGATCTCGGCAACACGGTCAAGCGCATCGCGATGTCGTTCACGAGCATCGTCACTGTGTCGGAAAACCTGACCAACCCCATGATGGTCACGTCGACGACGGCCTGAGCAACACAAGAGAAAGGAAGAGGACATGCCAGCTACACGCATCGATCTTGGCGGCGACGACGAGTGGAACATCACGTTCGTCAAGAACGACAAGGAGTACAGGATCGACTCGCTCGTCTACACGAGCATCCTGCTCGAGAAGTCGAGCGGCGACGAGAACCCGCCACGCGAGACCGTCATCAACGCCATGAAGGAGGCGCTGTCCTCCCATGACGGGCTCAACGACCACGACCTGTGGGCGATGTCCGTCCGCCTGTCGAAGGTGATGGGCCGAGCGGGAAACGCCTGAAGGCGGCGGCGCTGTTCGCCGCTGCCTACGGATTCCCACCGAGCGCATGCAGGGACGAGGACGAAATGCTTGGACTCTTCCAGAACATCCGCACGGCGATGGCGATCAAGGCCGCGACTTTCGCGCGCGGGGTCGCCGCATGCCTGTCAGCCGAGGCCAACGCCGAGCTGATGAAGGACTGCGGCGCGCCGGCGCAGGACATCGCCCGCATGCGGGTCGAGGCTCTCAAGCAGAAGGCGGGGCGACGTTGATCAGGGTCACTCAGGACAGGGTCCACCGCGAGATCAGGCAGCGCCTCGTCTCCATGCTTGGACTTCCCGAGAGCAGGGTCTACCTGACCACCGAGCCCAAGTTCACCGAGGCGATGGACTTCGTGGTGCAGGTCAGCCCGATCAGCGCGGGCGCGACCAACGAGTTCAACCGCAGCGGCCTCGGGTTCATCACCGAGCGGTTCGCGGTGACGACCTTCGTCCGCAACGCCTCCGACAACGACATCAAGCAGTCACGTCAGATCGCGGGCGAGGAAAGGGGCGTGCTCGCCCGTCAGGCCGATGTGCGTGCCGCCCTGATACAGCACAGCCTCGGGGGCATCCTCCAGGTCGACATCCGTCTCGTCTCGAGCGGTCCCATCAGGACCGAGCCCCGTTCGGGCAACTACCTGATGGCGACGGACGTGTTCATCTGCTCCTACGCGACTCCCTGGCCTGTCTCTGGGCTGCTGCGGTCTGGCTTCCGAGCCACGGCGCCGACGTGGGCGCAGCTCGGCAACGAGGTCAATGCCGACGGCAAGATCGCGTACACGCAGACCTACACGCGGCTGTCGTCGACGCCCGAGTACTTCTGGTTCGCCGTCCCCGACGAGATGCACCAGCGAGGCACGAGGATCTTCACCGCCGAGGGCGAGGAGCAGTTCTACAGGACCGGCTTCCCAGCCCCGAGCGGACCCGCCGCAGGGACGATCACTCAGGATTCTGTCCTTTACCACCTCTACCGCAGGGCGTATCCTACGACCGCGCTTGCGCTGACCTATAGGATCGAGGTGGCCTGATGTCGAGCATCCCGTCTAGCGAGATCACGGTCAGGTTCGAGGGCGGCGGCGGCGATCCTGCCGGCGGCGACCGCGGTGACGCGATCATGTCGTCGGTCCTCGACACGCTGCGTCAGATCCAGGTCAACGTCGGAGCGATCAACAACAACGTGCGCGCGATCCTCGAGACGCTGCGCACGATCGCATCGCGCGGCGTGCGTGCCACGGGAGGCGGAGGCGGCGGTGGTGGCCGTCGTGGCGGCGGTGGAGGTGGAGCGGGCGACGGACCCGCGAGTGGCTTCCCTGCCGACATCCTCGAGTACCGCAACAGGATGATGCGGAGTCCTGGGCTGCGCATCACGGACATCGCGTCCGAGCAGCATCGGGCGCTCCTCGGTCGCTACCACGACCTGTCCGAGCGCGCCGGCATGAGCCGACGCGAGATGCGCGAGGCGATGTCGCTGCGCAGGCTCGAGCTCCTCGGAGAGACTCAGGCGGGCAGCATCAGCGCGGAGTCTGCGCGCGAGATCTACAGGGCCGAGCGCGAGGCGCAGCGCGCCGCCGCACGGCAGGTCCGCACCGACCAGATGGCTGGTCTGCGCACCGCGCGCAACCGCATGACGGGCCTACAGCAGTCCCGCATCGACGCGCTCCGACAGCAGCGAGCACAGGGAGTGAACCTCATGTTCACGCCCGAGGAGCTCGCGATCATCAACAACCAGGTGTCGCCGTCAGGGCTCCCAGGCACCCGCGCGTACCACAGGGAGATCCGACGGCTCGGAGCGCCTCCTGCGATCCCAGGCGCCGCGCCAGCCGCCCCTGCGGCTCCTGGGCCGTTCGCCGGCTTCATGAACGTGGTGACCGTCGCGGGACGCATCCTGTCGGTCATCCACCTCGTCTCGGCGGCGATCACGAAGATCGTCAAGATGCTCGCGTCCGTCGTCGACTTCGCGAAGCAGCAGCGCGCGATGTTCGCGAACGTGAGCGCGCCGATCGCGATGATGCAGGCGCAGGTGAACCAGGCGCGCCTGATGGACATGATGTCGATCGGAAACATGCGCACGACGCAGGCGTTCACGCAGGCGTTCACGAGCGCGGAGCTGCTCAACATCTCCGCCATGCGCTACCCGAAGATGGCTTTGAACGCGGCGGGAAACCTCGTCGGCGCCATGATCCTGAACCAGGTCTCGAACGCGGGCCTGCTGTTCGAGGGAGCCGTCACGGGCAACGCAAGCGCCGCGATGGCCGGCTTCACTGGCCTGATGAACATGAGTCCGATCGGCAACCTGATCAACCAGATGCTCGGCATGGACAAGTGGTATCAGAACTACATCGCCCAGCGGATCAACGGACAGCGCCAGGTCAACAACGGCATCTTCATCGACGTGCTGCGTGACATGACTGGCGGTCGGTTCGACACCAACAAGGCGTACAGCAGCAGGCGTGCCAATTCCGAAAACTGGTGGGACTACAGGTTTCAGACATGAGCGAGACCACGATCTACTACGGAAGGCCCACGGCGAACCAGAACGTGCTCCTCAGGCAGGTGAGGATCATGGAGCATCGCATCGACAGCCCGTCGGGATTCGACAATCCCTCGACGGGCATCATGCGCCACACGATCACGGGCGAGGCTCTCGTCTTCAAGGAGCAGGGCGAGTACGGCCAGAACCCGAACCGGTCCTCGCAGAACTTCCTGATCAAGATGAAGGAAGTGCTGAATACCCCGCGTCTTCCTTTGCGCATCAGCGTGGTCGGGGACGGACAGAACAACCGCTTCGACATCATCGACACCACCGCCGCAAACGCCAGGACGCAGGACGATCTCGGCGGTCCGTTCTTCCGCGCGAGCATCGTGCAGATCACAGGCACGAACACGCTGCTGGTCAACTTCACGATCGAGTTCGCGCAGGCGTCGAACAACTCGTCTGGGAACAGGATCAGGTCGTTCTTCTGCCAGTCGACGTTCTCGATCGACGAGGTCGGCATGACGACCATCAGGAAGACGGGCTCGATCCAGCTCGTTTCCCGTCCCTTCTACGACAAGACGGCGAACAGGATCGCGCCGCTCGCGACGGACAAGGCAGGTGCTCCGAACACAGCCACGCTGCGCAACCGCTACCCAGGCGGCGATGATATCCGGACCGATGTCGTCGTCGACTTCGTCACGTCGGCTGGAGCGGGCGACTTCGCCGACTACTACAGGCGCCTCGTGTCGGGCAACCTGTACCGGGGATTCCGGCGCATCAGGCAGGAGTACGCGATCGACGAGACGCGCACCCGCATGATGTTCGACATCACCGACCAGGAGTTCTCTCGCGGCCTGCCCGCGCCCGCCCGCGTCGGAGACTGCTCCTACACGTTCGAGCGGTCGCTGAACGAGAACCAGATCCTCGGCATCAAGCACTTCATCGCCTCCGTCAAGGGCGACAGGAACGTGGCGCCTGGCGCGCTGCTGACGCTCTGCATCCGCCTGAGCCAGAACAGGATCGACTACAAGAACGACCTGATCACGACCGTGCGGGTCTCCGAGCAGAACATGCTCACGGAGAACTCGATCACGTTCGAGATCATGGCGACGGCGACCAGCGCGCAGGTGTTCACGCCGACATCGTCCGACGGCAACAACGGCGATGCTCCAACGAACGCAGGCAGCGGCACGATCGTCGACGAGAGCCTGCTGCTGAAGAACATCCTGTCCCCGATCAAAATGGCTGGTAGTGGTGGCGTGTTCCAGTTCACGCCGGCTCCGCAGGCCGACTCGTACGGATCCGCGCTGATCGTGCGGGTGACTCCGTCCGCGTACGACCACCAGTCCGTCGACGCGACGACTCTCGCCCTTCCGACGACCCGTCAGCTGTCGGAAGAGAATCCCGTCATCTACCAGTTCCCCAACGCTGTCTTCGATTCCATAGAGGGTCAGCAGCCTGATGGGATCAACAGGTACATCGACAAGTACAAGCCGTTCGTCGAGCGCGGACCGAACCGCGGCGACAGCCAGGTCATCCCCGAGAATCCCGAGGACCGCGAGAGGCAGAAGCGCGAGAAAGTCCTCCACTCGAAGGGCAACCGCAGCGTCAAGGTCGACACCGGCATCATCCGCGTGCCGTCCGTGTCGGGCTCGGGCGGCGATGCGATCTTCCAGATCTCGGCGCCGTTCATCAGCATCGACGAGAACCAGAACAGCGCGCGCATGAACGTCGCTCCCCAGCGCCTCATCGAGGAGCGTTCCAGCAACACGGGATCGTTCCTGACGCAGTACTCGTTCGCCGGCACGAGCGGATCGCCCGACCTGAACGGCAACCGAGTCCTGAGCGCCAACTTCGGGCGCAGCTCGATCCAGACATGTCCGACCGACGTGCCTGCCAACTCGGGTTCCTCGCCGACCAACCCCGAGTTCCAGCGCGTGACGGCGCAGCTCAACGGGCGCTCGTACAGCCTGATCCGCTACTACCCGACCACGTTCGACATGCCGAACGACGAGACGCAGGGGCGCGATGAAGCCAGCCGTCCGTCGTACACTGCTGGTCTCGGAGCGCCAGAGGTTCTCGCATGAGCACCGCAAAGGGCATGGTCGAGATCAAGGTGACCGCGGACATCCCAGGAGATGATCCGCAGTTGTCTCCGCGCTTCATCAATGCGCGCCTGCTGACTCCCGAGATCGAGGCCATCTGCCGCCGGCAGGGCGTCGAGACCTCGGACATCAACAGCATGAAGTGGCCGATCTTCGGCCTGTCTCGCCATGCGACGTGCAAGCTGCTGATGCTCAGGAGCGACTTCCTCCGACTCCTGTTCGAGAATCCAGACGACTGGCGTTCTGAATTTCTCGGATTAAACTTAGAACTCAGATCATTTGCCATCTGGTTCTTCTGCGGGAGCGCAGCCGAATCAGGCTACACGCGGTTTGACCGCATGTATGTCGGCAACATCCAGCCGCTCGCCGTGACCAACAACGGCCTCGTGCAGAGCGTCCCGCGCGTCGACGGGAACGGCGATCCCGTCATCGATCCCGAGACCAACGAGCAGATCGTCGACAAGTTCAACGAAGGCGATGCCATGTACGTCGTGACGTTCCACGACAGCAGGTGGCGATTTGCTGGAGTCAGATTGCCCTTTGGCGTTATCGCTGGAAACAATCTTCCCAAGCTAAAAGAGGTCAGCCCTCTTTCATGGCGGGACGACCTCGAGCTGAAGACTACAGCCGACTTGAAGTCTCCCAAGGCCATCATCGAGAGGATCGTCACGGATCTTCTTTCCGTAAAATTAGTTGGTTCTCCTCAAGAAGGGTTATTCATACCGCAGGGCGCTCAGCCTTCCAGGTACGACACCTATGCGGATGAAACCACGGCTGCCAATGGTTTTCGGCCTGAATACGAAACTCCTTTCGAGTGGGAAACAGGTTTCCCAGGAATCGACAGCTACTCAAGCAGGCCGGTGACCGAGTTTGCCGACTACCTGCTGACGAAGTGCGGTCTTGCCATTGCGGTGTTCCCCAAGCAATACCCGGCGGAAGATGGATTCAACTTCGTCGTGAAAAAGCAGGGATACCTCGTCGAAACTGAGACGTCAAGAACTGCTTCATACCTGATTGACAACGACTATCAGGACGACGTGATCGCAGGTTCTCGGCACGGCACGGGAAGAGAGTTTCAAAATCCAGACACGTCATCGACGTGGGTTGCTCGGATACTAAACATCCCTTTCTATGACGAGTTCTTTGCCTTGGATTCTTTGTATGGCGTCGTTGTAAGGAAGCCCAATCAACCAGATGGCCGTCCGCCAGACGTGTTCAAGGTTGACTACTCGCAGAGGAATCCTGGGACTCTCTACACGACAAGCGAATACTTGCCCAACCCGTTCTCCCAGCACATCGCGTTTGTTGGAGAAGGTCAACTTGACGATCGCGGCCAAAGGTTGCAAAGCTCAATCTTTGCCGATGAGGTCATGCCTGCCAGGCTGTTTGAAAATCGGCAAGAGCTCAAGAGCAGGTCTGTTTCAGTGATTTATGAACCTGCCGTTATTCCGCCTTATGGCGGCTTTGGAAACCCGAAAGAACAGAAAGACATTACAAAGTGGTATAAAGATCTCGTCGAAAGACGACGGGATGCCGAGGTCTGCGACATCTGGCTCAGGGGATGGGCGAAGCCGCCTGGATTCGACGCATGGTTCGGAGCCTCGTGGATCGAGTACAGATTGCAGACGGATCAGGACGGCTTCGGCTATCCGACGACGCGCATCTGGGGCGACTACGACGACCCGCTGTTCATTCCCATCGCCGACCGAGGTCCGCTCGAGATCTCGACGAGTGGGCTTGCGAAGTCGTGGCGCGACTGCCGCGGCAAGAACCACATCCACGTCGACTGGCCGTTCGGCATCCCGTGCCTGATCAAGATCACCGGCGTCGTCGGTCCGTTCAACGCCGGAATCAAGGCATGGCAGTACAAGGCGCAGATCGTCCTTCGCGATGCGACGAACAGCCTGTACCCGCCCAACGGCCCGTTCCTCGGGCAGCTCGTCAACTTCTCCCTCATCGACGCTTCGTGGGCGGAGAAGGAGCTCGTCGCGTACAACCTCGCGGAGCTCGCGAACAAGACGAACTTCGCGGCGCCTGGCTACAGGCTTCCGCTCGCGCAGAGCGGGTTCGACATCCTTCCGATCGGGCAGGACAGGCTCGGCAACACCAACGAGGTCATCGTGCAGGGAATGCTGTACCTCGACGCGAAGGTCGGCAACGCAGACGACACCGCCAATCCCGACAGCACAGCCGTCGTCTACTTCTGCCTGTCGAACGCGGTCGACGGCGACTGTCCTGCTCCGCTGACTGACACGACCTACGACGCGGGGGTGTACTGATGGCGGACATCTTCCTCATCAAGCGCAGCAGCACGCCAGGCTCCGTCCCGCAGCCCACGCAGTTGCAGCTCGGCGAGCTGGCGATGAACACCGCCGACGGCAAGGTGTTCCTGAAGAAGGCCAACGGAGTCGTGACGCAGGTGAGCGGCGGGATCCAGGACGGCGATCAGATAGACGGCGGAAACTTCTAGGAGTCGAACCATGCCATACAACGAGGCTGTCTTCCCGCTAGGCGTTCCGATCGCTCCCACCGAGCCGACGGACGTGAACCCCACGCACATCGCGGAGTACGGTCGCGGCGGACTCATGTCGGTCGCGACCATCGCCGCGCGGAATGCGATCCCATCCGAGCGCAAGACCGTCGGCATGCTCGTCTTCGTGTCGGCGGAGTCGAAGTACTACACGCTGTCTTCGCTGCCTGGGACGTGGGTCGAGCTCGCGACGGGAGGCGGCGGACTGACTCCGCTCGTGCCGAGCCCCGCCGGCAGCTACGCGATCCCGTCGATCACGGTCGACCAGTTCGGTCGCGTGACGATTGCATCGCTCAACAACGACGTTGCGAGCGCGACGACGCAGCAGCAGATCCTCGTCACGCTCGACCAGATCGTCAACGACATCGCCGTGGGCGGGGTGGACGGCCTGTTCTGGGGACCGACCTGATGCTCATCCCGTACCCGTACAACCCCACGACGCAGGATCTCTGGATCTACGAGGACGCGACCCTGTCGTACACGGTCCCCGAGCCGACGACGATCCAGGTCAAGCGTCCCATCGGCTGGAACCCCAACAGCCCTCTGTACGGGTACAGGCGTTCCCTCCGCGGCATCTCCGCGAGGCTGCGCACGTTCTCCTCGTTCGCGGGACAGGGTCTGGTCAATCAGTACTCCCAGTACAACGACCCGATCCTCGAGGTCAACAAGCCCGTCTACTACAACTCGTTCCCGATGCAGTTCACGGTGATGAGCCCTCTGTTCATGTGGGGATGCCTTCACTGCTTCAACATGAGCGGAGCGAGGAACCCGAACTTCAGGCTCGTCGGGCCAGGCGGCTACTCGCCCAACTCGCTGTTCGACGCCACGCTGAACCTGACGTGGCTCGACCACGACAACAGCGTGATCCAGACCGTCAGCCCGCAGAACGTGATCAAGGGCTACTCGACCGATCCGCCGACGAACCTGAACTGCACGGGCGACCTGTCCATGTTCGAGTTCCTGAACCCAGTCTCGGTGCCTCCGATGCAGGTCGTCGATTGCAGGACGGCGGGGCATGCCCAGGACTTGTGGGTTCTCGACTCGAACCACAAGATCATCCGCGTCAAAATGGAAAGCGCCTCCGTCCAGAACGGCAGGGACTTCTACAGCTTCCAGGCGGTAAAGCCCGACGGCTCCGTCATACCGACGAGCGTGTACGAGGTCTACGCGTTCCTGCACGACTCGGGATCGATCGCGCTCGCCGAGATCTCTCCGCCGACATCGCCTGCTGCTGGCGACGGCGTGCTCGGACTGGTTCCCGCGCATGTATTCTCTTCGGGCAATCTCGTCATGGACGAGTGGGGATACAAGCGGATCGGCTACGGTGACTTCGATGCCGACGGCGACTATGCCGGCACGCCGGTTCCGACCAACATCTTCTCTTACTGCGCCAGCAGGGGTAGTCCGTTGCTCCCCGTGAGGAATGCAAGGCGCACGACTGCGCTGGCATCGCAGTCCGTAGACAACCAGATCCTCGCGATGATGGAGGGGCTGCTCGCATGATCACGGGTCCAATCATTCCCAAGACGTACGTCAACGCGACGGAAATCGCACCTGACGCGACTAACAACACATATTCCAATCAGCTCGACGAGGGCGAGATCATCACATGCCGCCGCACGGGTCGCATGTGGATCCAAGGGCGAACGAGGACTGGCGGCTACACGATTCGCTCCATTGCGCCGACCGGCTTGCAGGAGATCGCGTACAACAACTCTGGCGCGACGATCCAGAAGGGATCTGTGGTCTACGTCACGGGCTCGCACGCCGAGTCGCAGATCACCATCGCGCTCGCTGACGCCGACTTCGAGTCGGCATCGTCCAAGACAATCGGTTTCGCCGCCGAGGACATTCCGAACAACCAGTCTGGCCTTGTCCTCAGCGAGGGCATGCTGACGGGAATCAGGACCAACACACTTTCGGGAGCCGCTGGGTCGCCCATATGGCTGTCGGATACCGCTGGCGAGTTCACCTCGGACAAGCCCGTGCAGCCGAAGCACGGCGTGTTCCTCGGTTGGATGATCAAGAAGGCTGGTCCTGGCGCAGGTTCCGTCTACGTCAAGATCATCAACTACCCCGAGCTCGGGGAGCTGCACGACGTTCTCCTGACCACACCCGTCGACAACGACTCGCTCGTCTGGGATGCCACGGCAGGGGTCTGGCGCAACGAGAAGATCTCCTACCCGTCCATCCAGCCCGTCGCGGCGTCGTCGCTGCTCGGTCGCCAGCCTGGGGGGGTCAACGGAACCCTTCAGGAGATCTATCTGTCCGCGCAGTTTGCATGGGGAACTATCGGCGGCAAGCCCCAGCTCTCGATCGTCACGGTATCGGACCCTGCGAAGGTAGACGTGGCGACCCTGATGTCGGCAGGGGTCGGCCTGACGGGCGGCGGCGACCTGAGCGCCAGCCGGACCTTCACGGTGGACTTCGCAAGCAACGGCACGGTCAGCACGACCAAGGCGGTGCGGGCGGACGACCTGCGCCTGTCGGACGCACGGACCCCTACGGCGCACGTCCACGCGATCTCCGATCTTTCGGATTTCCTAGTGACCTCGGTTCAAAATAACAACGTTATGCAATATTCTTCGACGGCTGGGAAGTGGGTCAATGTCCCGCAGACCGCGCTTGTCGACGGCGGTGATTTCTAACACTCGGAACTAATCATGGCTAACACACTGCGGATCAAGCGGCGGGCATCAGGAGCAGCGGGAGCGCCGTCGAGCCTTGCGAACGCGGAGCTCGCGTTCAACGAGGTCGACGACACGCTGTACTACGGCAAGGGCAGCGGCGGCGCCGGCGGCACGGCGACCACGGTCGAGGCTGTCGCGGGCAAGGGCGCCGTGATGATGCTCACGGGCAACCAGACCATCGCCGGCACGAAGGCTTTCACGGGAACGCTGACCGCGCCGACCGTCGCGAGCGTCGACTCGAGCACGAAAGTCGCCACCACAGCATGGGTCAACGGACAGAGCTACCTGACCTCGGCTGTCAGCAGCGTCGGCCTGTCGCTGCCATCGTTCATCACGGTGACCAACTCGCCCGTGACGACGAGCGGCACGCTGACTGGAACGCTCGCCTCGCAGACGGCCAACACCGTGTTCGCTGCTCCGAACGGCAGCGCCGGCGCGCCTACGTTCCGCACGCTCGCGTCCGCCGACATCCCCGACCTGTCGGCGTCGTACCTGCCCATCGCGGGCGGCACGATCACGAGCAACCTCACGGTGACGGGCAACCTCACGGTGAACGGAACGACCACGACCGTCAACTCGACGACCATCGACGTGGCGGACAAGAACATCACGCTCGGCAACGTCGCGAGCCCGTCGAACACGACGGCTGACGGCGGCGGCATCACGCTCAAGGGAGCGACCGACAAGACGTTCAACTGGGTGAGCGCGAACCAGGCATGGACCTCGAGCGAGTCGATCCGACTGAATCCGCAGAAGGGCTTCTTCCTCCTCAACGGAACGAAGGGCTTCTACTCGACCGCCAGCACGTCGTTCCTCGCGGCGCATGCGGTCATCACCGACGACATCGTCTGCACGAACGCGATCTCTGGCAGCGTGACAGGTACGGCGGCGAACGTGACTGGCACGGTCGCCATCGCAAACGGCGGAACGGGCGCGACTGATGCTCCGACCGCGCGCACGAACCTCGGGCTGGGTACGATGGCAACGCAGGCCGCGAGCAACGTCGCGATCACCGGCGGCACGATCGACAACATCACCATCGACGGAGGGACGTACTGATGGCGAACACCATCCGCCACAAGCGCAGCTCGACGACGGGCGCAACGCCTGCGGCGGGTAGCCTCGTCACTGGAGAGCTCGCGGTCAACACCGCCGACGGCAAGCTCTTCACCAAGAAGGACAGCGGCACGGTCGTGGAGATCGGCGGCACTCCCGCGGGCAGCACGAGCCAGGTGCAGTTCAACAGCTCTGGCGTGTTCGCAGCCGACGACGGCCTGACGTTCACGTCGGCGAGCGAGACCCTGCGCGTCGGCAGCGGTGCGAACCACCTGAAGCTGTACAGCGATGCCTACCAGACGTTCGTAGAGCCCGTAGGCGGAGCCCTTCGCCTTCGGCATCCGTCGGGCGGCTACATCACCATCGGCGATGCAAGCGCGACGGGATCGATCGGAACGGGAACGAACATCCTCGTGTCCGCCAACGACGCGAGCATCACGAACTACGCGCAGCTCGTGTGGAACCGAGCGCCCGTCTTGACCGAGGGCGTGGCGACGTTCCAGGCGAACGTAAACCTTCAGGCGAGCCTGCTCCTGAACAACTCGCAGGGAACCAATGGTCAGGTGCTGACCTCGACGGGAAGCGGAGTTCAGTGGGCAACTCCGAGCAGCGGAGGCGGGTCGTCGTTTATATCCAGAACGCAGTTCGACTCTTCTTCTACATACACCATCCCGACAAATACGAGGTTACTTCGTATTTTCGCAGTCGGCGGTGGTGGTGGCGGCGGCGGCGGATATCGACGCGCAAGCGCCGGCAGCGGCGGTGGTGGAGGTGGCGGGATGCCAGCTCAATCCGCGCTCATCGAAATCAATGCGTCGTTTTTCGGAGGTGCGGGTGTCGTTCTCGGTATAACCATCGGCGCAGCTGGAACCGGCGGCGCAGGAGGAGCGACCGACAACTCGAACGGGTCTGCTGGAACGGCTGGTGGCGATACGATCATCACTTGGAATGCAAGTGGAAATACGTTTCTGAAATGCCTTGGTGGGCCAAAGGGAAACGGCGGCACGGCGTTCGCTGGCGGAACAGCGGATTCAGGCAGAGGCCACTACTTCTATCCTACATTACAGCCGCTTTCAACGGCTGCGGGATCGGGCGGCGGATATGGTTCGACAGTATCAGCTGTCGCTAGTCAAACTGGTAGCCCAGTTTATTGCTTCGGAACGGGAGGAGCTGGTGTCGCTGCTGCTGCTGATTACGCGGCAGGAGCCGTAGTCAACTACTTCTTTTGGTCCACGACTGTACCGATGGTCGCTAAAGATCTTCCTGCGTCATCCACTACGGGAATCATTATCAATGGGGGAGTTGCAGGAGGAAACGGCGGCAATGCATCAGCGAACGTGACCGACCTGATGAGCATCGGTCTTCCTGGGTCTGGCGGCGGAAGCGGATACAACAGAAACGCAGGAAATGGTGGAAACGGATATCGCGGCGCCGGTGGTGGCGGCGGCGGTGCATCAAACTCGTCTGGAACGGGATACGCGGCAGGCAACGGCGGCAACGGCGGAAATGGATACGTCTGCATTGAGGCATACGCATGAAATTTGCAATCGTCGATCAGTCAAACAAGGTTGTGAACGTCGTCATCTCCGACATGAATTGGCCCGTCGATCCTGAAATGCAGAAGGTCGAGGTTTTGGAAGGCGAAGTATGTTTCATCGGCCAGGACTTCGACGCCAATGCCAACCCGCGATTTTCAGGCAACCAGCCATCTACTCCGCAATCGTGGACGGCGTACCAGTTCCTCCTGCGGTTCACCGCCGAGGAGCGCGCCGCGTTCCGAGCGGCGGCTCTGACCGACGCGAACGTCGCCGACTTCCAGCAGCTCGCGCAGGCCGCGCAGGAAGTCGTAAGCGACGACCCGATGACCGTGGCCGGCATGAACTACCTCGTGTCGGTCGGACTCCTCACCGAGCAGCGCAAGCAGGAGATCCTGGGATGACCTTCGAGCAGTTCGGCACGATCATCGCGCCGATGGCGACGGTGCTCGCGGCGAGCGCGTGGATCCACGGCTCGCTCAACCGCCTCGCCATCAAGGTCGAGGTGATGAACTCCAAGCTCGATGACTACGGCGAGCGTATCCGCCGCATCGAGAAGGAACTTGACGAGATAAGGAAGAACGACCATGCAAGACACTAAGCCTGGCTACAAGACCACCGAGTTCTGGCTCTCCTTTGCGGCGCTCTGCATCGGCGCGGCGTTCGCGAGCGGCGTGTTCCCGACCGAGTCGACTGGCGACAAGATCCTTGGCCTTGCGGCGACCGTGATGTCGGCGCTCGGCTACACCGTGTCGCGGACGATGGTGAAGAAGTGACGCAAGGCTACGACGACTGGTATGAGGAAAACGCGCCATGCTCGAGCGCATCGTCGCACATGTCGTCGTCTCGCTGGCTTCGTGGCTTGAAGGACGCATTGCCGCCGGCAAGGTGGCTATGGACGCCGACATTGACCGCGATCATCTTCGCCGCACTGGTGGTCGCGTGCGCGAGTGGCTGCGGTCGGACGGTGTTCGTACACGAGTCGACCCCGATGCGGGTGGGGCCGATGTCCAAGACAAGGGTGTATCACAGGATCGCGGGTGAATGGGTGCTATCCGCGAACCCTGTTCCAATTCCAGAGGGCTGGTATCTGGTCCCACCGTCGTTCGTCGAATAGGTGGAACAAAGGGGTGTCATGGCGGATCTCGACAACATCCAGGTGAGGAAGACCGACAGGTCTGTGCTCAGGATCGACTACCGTCCTGAGAAGCAGTGCGAGCCGATATGGTTCCTGCTTCGCTCCGACGCGCATCACGACAACGCGCACACGGACCAGGACATGGAGCTTCGCCATCTCGAGGAGGCGAGGCGCAGGAATGCGCTCATCCTCGACAACGGCGACTTGCACTGCGCCATGCAGGGCAAGTTTGACCGGCGGTCCGACAGGTCCGCCCTGCGACCCGAATACCAGTTCGGGAACTACCTTGACCGCCTGGTGGACGAAGCGGTCAAGTTCTACGCTCCATATGCGCCCAACTGGTGCATGATGGGGCTTGGCAACCACGAGACCTCGATCCTGAAGCACCATGAGACGAACCTCACGGAGCGCACGGTCGAGCGCCTCAAGATGGCCGGCGCGGTCAACCTCCAGTTCTCCGCGTATGCGGGCTGGGTGCGGCTGATCATCTGCCCGAAGGGGAACCGCAAGTCGGCGAGCCTTTGGATGTACAGGCACCACGGCTATGGCGGCGGCGGACCCGTGACGCGCGGGACGATCCAGACCTCGCGCATGGCGGTCTACCTGCCCGACGCCGACATCGTGTGGACGGGACACACCCACGACCAGTGGATACTGCCGATCGAGCGTTACCGTGTCACAAGCGGCGACGTACCCTACCTCGACAGGCAGATGCACGTCAGGACTCCCGGCTACAAGGACGAGTTCTCGCCGCAGGAGGGATGGCATACGGAGCGGGGAGGACCGCCGAAGCCGCGGGGAGCCTTGTGGCTCAAGGCGTGGCTGAACAAGGACACCAAGGTCGAGTACGAGATTACGGAGGCACGCTGATGGCCGCAGGCACCTACAACATGATCATCGAGCAGGGTACGGACATCACCCGTACGTTCACCTACACCGACGACGCAGGAGTCGCGTTCAACCTCGCGGGCTACACGGCGCGCATGCAGGGACGCGCGTCCATCCAGAGCACCGCGACGATCTTCGAGCTGACGACTGCAAACGGCGGACTGTCGATCCCGACGCCCGCCAACGGCACGATCGTGATGACGATGACCTCGGCGCAGACCTCGGCGTACCCGTGCGACGGCGTCTACGACCTCGAGATCATCGACTCGTCGGGCAAGGTGACGCGCCTCGTCGAGGGCCAGTTCACGCTCTCTGGAGAGGTGACGCGATGAACGTCAACGTCACCGAGACCACGACGGGCGTGCAGATCAGCGAGAACCCAGCGGGTCTTGCGAGCGGCGTGCTCACGGGTTCGTACCCGAATCCCGCGCTGAACTACGGCGCGGTCGACCATGTCGCGATGGACCGGAGCTCGTACAGGCTCTTCAGCGACTTCGGTCACAACGCATCGCCGTGGAACGTCTTTACCGCCGTAGGTGCGACGGCGACGTACACGCACCTCTACAGCGGCGACACAATCCACTACGTCACGATCTCGCCGGCGATTAACACGGCTGCATCCCGCGGATGGATCAGCGACCGTCCCGATGTCTCCGTTCAGCCGCAGATGGTTTTCGGAACTGGATACGCGGCATCGAACTTCTCGGCAAGAGTTCGGGTGAACAAGGGCGCGCAGACGAACATCACCTACCGCGTCGGATTCAGCCAAGGGCATGCGCCGCCGATCATCGGACAGAGCGGACTGGTAGGCGATGGCCAGGTGAACGCCTGCTGCTTCCTGTGCTACGGAAGCAAGACGACATGGCATGCGCTTGCGGCTGCGAAATACATCAGGGATCCCAGCGAGCCAGCATTCAACACTGGAGACGCGACCGAGATCGACACCGGAATCGCGGTAAACGACTGGCACGTCCTCGAGGTCCGCGTGAACGCAGCCGGCACGCAGGCGCTGTTCTACATCGACGGCGCACTTGCGGCGACCATCACGACCAACATCCCGACCGTCGCAACGGCGGATGTGAAGTCGAACGGCAACTGGTGCATGGCATGCTGCTCGGTTCGCGCCGGAGATTCAGGAATCACCGCATTGGCGCCGTTCGACATCGACTGGCAGTCATTCGAGTACAAGCGAGCGAGGTAACCCATGAAGGTCAGCATCGACAGCACAACCAACGCCGTCAGAATCTCCGACTCGGGGATCCTCGCGACACCTTCGTACGTCACCCGGACGTTTGATCCTCGCATCCTTGTTCGCATGTTCTGCGACTTTCACAACTCAAGTTCTCCGTTCGTCGAGTTAGTGCAGTCGAACGGATCCATTGTGTACGGAAACTCCGACACTTCGGCAAATGTGATCAGGGGAGTTTCGGTTCTCAATGCATCACCGACCGTGAATGGCTCTTCGGCTGCGATCAGGACACATCCGTCCAACTACGCAATCGAACCCACAGCTGGCGTCGAGGTTCGGTTCTCTGCAAACGCACGTCTTCTTTTCGAGACTCCTTCGCAGCAGACCCTCATGCGAAGCGCGGTCGGATTCTTCGCCACGCAGGGAGCGAATCCCCTCAGGGCAATCTGCTTTAGAACCGGCGCATTCACTGGCTTGACGGCGACGAACACATGGTGGTGCTCGACCATCCATACGCCGGACGGCGGCGGGGCAACAACTACGACCAACTTCAACACGGGCATTTCCGTAGAGACCTTCAGGAACCTGTCGATCGAGATCAACCCGAACTTCTTGCAGGTCGTGTTCAAGATCGATGGATCAACGGTCTACACGTCGACCACGAACATCCCTCCGCCGAACGCTATCGGGCTTCTGGGAGGCGCGTACGTCACCAACTCGAGCGCATCGGCTGGAAACAACAAGCTCCTGCTCGACTACATGCTCCTCGACCAGTACGTCAACCGATGAAGGAGAACCGCATGTCACGGCGCAAGAAGGACCAGCCAGCTGACGACAGCGACGACATCACGCCGCTCTATCTCGCCGAGCGGGCGGCGCGCGAGTTCGTCGAGGCGGTCGGTGCCGACGCCGTCGTGATCGTGTGGACCACGCAGAACAAGCGCGCCACGCGGTACTGGCGCCATCAGATCGGCAACGCCATGCTATGCAACGCTCTCATCGAGAAGACGGCGGAGCAGCAGGAGGAGCAGTTGTCCGAGGTCGAGGAAGAGGAGGAGGATGAATGAGCGCCGCCAGAGGATGCTGCTGCGGAGGAGAGCGTTGCGAGTACGGTGACTGCCTGTCGGGAGCCGAGGTGGAGGACGGCTGCTGCCATGCGTGCGACACCCTGCTCATGTGGTGCGAGCGGCCACAGACGCAGCTCCAGCAGCACAGCGCGTACGGCGGACAGATCCCAGGCACCGTGCCGTGCGAGACGTGCTACACGGTGACGAACTTCGGCCTGCCGCCGGTACAGGCCATCTACAAGTTCTACAAGTCGTTCTACCGCTGCGTGTTCTTCGACCTGACGCCGACGCAGCTGGTGACGCTGCCGCCGTCATGCCCGAACTGCCCGGGCGACCCGCCCGTCACAGACTGCTGCTCGACGCAGTTCGACGACGGCAACTGCCAGTGCTTCTCGTTCGAGGCGGGCTACGGCGGCATCAACTCGTACCGGCGCGCCGAGATGATGTCGGACGACGCCACGAAGTGGTTCATCGAGATGCGCTGCTTCAAGCAGGGGCAGACGATCGGCGGCAGCATCGGCGTCGGCAGCATGTTCACCGAGATGCTGTGCCTCGTGTACCAGGAGCGGTGGTGGCGCATCGCGATGGACTGCGACGGCAACGTGCGCATCTACGTCCCAGGCTGCAACCAGAACGTGGGCAACCCGCCCACGTCGAACTGCGGCGGCATCCCGTTCGTCGAGTCGCAGCTCGTGCCGAAGTACTGGATCTACGCGTGCAGCGGCATCCCCCTCTACAGGTGGGAGGTCGACGAGGCCATCGTCCGCGGCGTCATCACGGGCGACGAGGCGAGCTCGCTGCTGATCGACATCGGCAACAAGATCACGCCGAACCAGACGATCCTCGCGAAGCTCGGCGATGCCGGCTACATCAAGGCGGGCGACTGGCGCGCCGAGCAGCGGCAGGCGTACGTCGACCTGCACGCCCTCTACCCGAGCGCCGGCTACGGCCAGTGCATCCAGCCCGTCGAGCAGATGCACACGCTCGGGCCGTTCCGCAAGCGCCTGACCGAGCCGCTCGTCGGCGTGAACAACAACGCGCTCGTCCGCAAGACGATGGTGATCCCCGAGTCCGCGGGCTTGCAGGCCGACTGCTTCCTGCCGTACGCGGGCGACACCGACGACCAGGCCGCGTACAACTTCTGGTCTGAACGCCAGTGGGTCTACTTCCGAGGCGTGCCTGGTGGTTGGACGTGGGCGGGATGGTCTCCTGTCTCCGACCCCGCGTGCTTCGGGCTCGGGCTGACCGAGGAGGAGGCGATCCTGCGCGGCTGCGGTCGCGGGGACACGGGATGCCTCGAGGCGATCAAGGGCAACCCGCGCGGACCGACGCAATGCACGCCGTGCGCATGCATCAACCCTGCGTACAACTGCTGCGACTCATGCACGGACGACTGCGAGCTGAACTGCGGTCCAGGCGCCGTCACGTCGTGCGCGGACGGACAGCTGCCCGT